TTAATCTTTAATTTGTAATTTATACTGCTGTAAACTTTCTAACTCGGATTTTGTGTCGTATGCGTAGAGCCTAATTTCATCAAAACGTTCCGTTTCATTAATTTCTAGTTCGTGAGAATTTTCATTTGTTACTGCTGTTTTCTTTAGTTCACTAGCTAAATAATATTCAATATGATATTCAACGGTTTCTGGTTTATCAATATTGCCTTCATTATATGCAATGAGATTGTCTTGTTGTATTTCTTTGTTTCGATGTAACCATGTTAATACTATTGTTTCTTGTTCTTTTAATATTATTGTCTCTGTAATAACTCCATTTATTTGTAAATTAGCAGGTGGATATGGTCGTGCGGCTCTTGCGTTAAATTTTAGTGCTCGAATGGGGGCTTTATTTGCACTGAGTGTTCCTGCATTAGTTTGTGTTAACTGTTGAACATAAACAACTTCACCTTTTAAATATTCGATACCATCCGTTTCGAATAAACTATCAAAAAACCAGATAAACGAATCTTTACTGTGTGTTTGTGGTAATGTGTCTGCACATCCCCTTGCTATTGTTATGGTGCCATTTAACTCATCAAATGCATCAATTCGAACAATTTCATTACCAATAATAGCTGCACTACCAATTGAAACATCTGTCATATTTTTGTTAAAAATCACGTTTAATTGTGTATCTACTTTACTTAACTGACGTTTACTGATTAATACCGCACTTGGCGTAAAATCGCCTGTTCCTCTAATTGTAAAGTCAACACCTTCAGTTGCAGTTTGTAATAAATAGTTAATTGATTGTGAAGTTGGCTGAGCAGAAACTAAAATCATATATCCCGATTCGTTATCAACATCATGATTTGATAATTGGCGCATTGCAAAATAAGGAGATTCAAATAGCATGTAATTTTCAATAGGTTTTGGTGTTGCATCTTGAACTATTCCTGTTCCAGATTGATTACCACTGTTATAAACGGTGTCTGCCAACCCAAAAACATCCTGAATTGCGGTGATTTCAATCATTCCATCTTCGTGCTCGTTAATAGAGCCTACCCGCATAACCATATCTTTGATATCTCGGTCTGGCAGGGATACCCGAAAACAATCGGCGGGAGTTAATATTTCACCTCGGCGGTCAAATTGAATGGTTAAACGAATCAACCCAGCAATGCCAGACTCAAGCTCTCGCTGAGCAACACGTGTAGCCAGCTCAAATGTCGGTAGAGCTTTATATTCGATTGAGCTACTGATTAAGCCAACCGCTTGAATTGCACCTAAGTTTTGAGCTCTTGCTTCACTATCCTCATTCGTAACGGGATTATGCCATTTTACAGCAATTTCATTTGGTACATTATCGGAAGCGCTACTATCATCGTCCTGTACCACTAAAATACCGTTATCGTAATTAAACAATGGTAAATCTTCTGTTTTGTAATTATCACGAATCAGTTTTAGTTTAATTTTTCCTGTTGTTAAATCAGCATATTGTACTGCGCCTATATGATCTAACACCTGCTGTACAAATGTATCTAACCCATCTTGTCGATTGTAACGAAAGCATAAACCGAATTTTTCATTATATAGAATATCAGCAGCAGTTTTAAATGAATCTAAATCAATATCCTCATATAGTTGCAATCCTCGTCCCCAATCATTGTTGGTTGCGCACTCTATCAAAATATGCGCAGGATTCATTGCGTGAATAGTTCTTAAATTGCTATTTATTCCATTATCTTTTTCATGAATTGTTGATGTATCATCATATAACATAATGATACACTTTTCTGGGTACCATACTTCGTTATTTGACCAACCTTGTGTTGTACGTCTGACTCTATATTTCCACGGTTTTGGACTTGCTGAATAAGCACTAATTAAACCGTCAAAGAACGTCGTAACCATGCCCCGAAAACCAGGCACAACGCCGCCCAGTAAATTTTTTACACGACTAGTTGGCTCCTGATCTGCATCACCCATTGCGATTTCAAATATGCCTTTAATTCCACCTTCACCACCAACATTAGTACCACCAAACAAATTCGGCTTATCAATATAAATTGATTTGCTAACAGTAACTTCATTTGCTTGACCTGCAAACACAGTTTTATCATCAGCGGTAATAGCAACTAACTCATTAATTGGTCCACGCCCAAGCCCCGACTGAATACTGAAAAAGTATTTATAACCAATTGTTGTTTTCTTCTTTTTACTGCCCATACTTACCTCTTCTGTACTCTTTGCTTTGCAAATTCAACAATACGAATAGCTAACGCATCACCTGTAATTAAAACTGTTTCGCTATCAATCCCACCATTTTGAATAAAATCGTTAAAACTCAGTCCATAGTGTTTAAACCACGCTCTTAGTCCCCACGCACAACCACCGCCTTGGCGAATATCAGCCATAGTTATCCATATGCTATTTTCTAATTGCTTCATAACGATAATTTCCATACGCTAGAACAAACCAATCCGCAGTCCAACAATCACCAAAAAACACACATTGAGGAGTTCCTTCTGCTGGTTGAGGATAATCAAAATCATCAAACGTTGCCGCATTGACCTTGTTATTATGTTTTTTTGCTAATGCTTGGTTTAAAAAATAGGATGCAACCAGTACAACAACAAAACGCGCAATCGCCCACCACATAATTAACCTCCTAGAATAGTTTAGTGATGCTGTATGGTGATTTACCCGGCATATGTGGGCAACCCCCATAATTCAAATGGTTATTAAATTTATTTTCACATGTAGCAATTGTATTATCGCATCCGGGGTAGACATTTATTGCCAAACCAACACTTAGTCCATACGTTCCTCCGTAAAGACTTAAATTATTGTTGTTATGCATGCGAATACCTCGCCTTTCTGTTAGGCCTTCAAAATCATATTCAATATAGCCCCCACTAAAGTAACCATTATTAATACCCTGAGGCACATTGAATGTAATTGATTTACCATCTAATGCGGTGATCTCTAACCCTGAAATAACATAATGACGAGCTTTAACCTTACATCTACTATCATACAGCGCATGCGGGCATTTTCTCCCCCACGTCAGCCTTAAACCCTCTCGACCAAATGTATTAACAATATTGGTTGTGATAATTTTGGCTTCACCAATTTTTTCACGTTTGACTTCAGTGATATTGCCCACCCATGCCACCCGTAACTCTTGTTGATTATCATGATAATGCATGCGATAAATTCTAACTTTTACTGACGTACTTGGTGGAACACCTCGGTAAAATGAAACCACTTTATTCGTAACAGGTAAGGTAATTTCGACATTATTATTACTGCTTGCTGATAGTCCGTTATCACTAATTGCGATCGCTTCCCATAGCGCATTATTGACCCTTATTGAGCGATCAGCATTTGTATAGCGATAATATAAATTTTGCCTTTTGAACTCATACAGCGTTAATGGCTGACCATTTGCAACGGAATACTCAAACTCACTCCAGCTCATACCGTACCTCTCTAAATGTAACTTTTATTCTTGCTGTACCATCAGCATCAGTTAAATGTTCCCATATAACTTTGTCATCATTTAAACGACATAGTCGCATTATGGATATTTTGATGACTTCATTACGTGTAAATGATGCCTTTTCATTGAGCAATAACCGAAGCCCACCCTTGTTATTACTTTTTACATTGACAATTTCACGATATAAAATGCGATTGCCACTCAATAAAATTCTTAAGAACTGTCCGCCTCGGTCAGTTTCACTCATGCTATTTTGCTCAATATCTAAAATTTCACTGGTCACATCATCAACTGGTTTGCAATCATTACTGAAAGAGGGGACAAAAATAGGTTTTTGGCGGCCACGTAGTGCGTAAAATAACGCACGCAATTTCAGTTGCTCATTACGACCATTAATTAGAAACTCATGAGACTGGGTAATAAAGATGCGCTGTGCGCTATCTGAGTAGTATATAATACCCGTTTGATTGTCGATTTCACGTCGCATTGATTCATATGAGACATGTACATCATCCGACCAATTTGGTTCTTGCTCGAGCACATAAAAATTATTATACGTAGGTAGCGCAACATTTGCGTTAATGTCATTTTTTTCAACAACTAAAAATCGTAAATCTGCGGTTGCTAATTCATCTGTTCGCCTGATAATTCTGGGCGGTTCAGTCATTTTCGCCGATTTAATCGGAAATACTTTTGCACCTTTAAAAATAGCTGTGTATATCGGTTCAGATAGTGTAATACTTGAATTTTTAATTGATTCAATATTGGCAACAATGGTATTGCTACCATCGATAACAATTAAATTACCGCCTATATAATAATCTCGCCCGATTGTTGATAAATAAATTGTCTTATCACCTGGTTTAACTTCTCTATCTAGTAATGCAATATCACTATAAACTGGCAGTGAAAATGAACTTAAATAGTTCTGAAATAGTATATTTTCAATTTGTCGACGTTCGTGCTGATAGATAAGCGCTTGAAACTCAAATGTCCGACGCGGTGTTAATCGCATTGCTACCCGTTGTTCTGCTCCTGTTTGTGATTGATGCACATTGGTTTTCCACTCTAATGTTTCCGTGATACCTTGTGACCAATTTGGCAATAAGGCAAGTGGTAGCGAACGATTACCATTTACCACCAACGTAACTTTTTCAGCATTGAGAAAATGAAAAGAAATCGTACAATTAATACTATCGATGCCGTGGCTCTCAATATCAATTGACAACACTTTCATACTTAATCGACTAAATAAAAGAGGCAGTGTTACATTACTGACTGTGACCCCTTGTTTATCACTATATGTAATGTCAGTCAGAATTTTACTACTGAAATAACCATTAAAAATTGATATTTCTATAGTACGATAACTACTAACATAACCAACATTAATTGTTGAAGGATTAATATAGAGTTTGTTATAAATAGCATTTAAAAATGATTGCGTAATGTAGCCTTTTCGCACATTGAATAGCTGCAAAGGGATACCATGTGTAACAAATCCCGCCTTATCTTCAACAACAGATGAAAGTTTAGCCATCCCCTGATACAGAGGTAAATCAAAGCTACGCTGACCACGCAGCTTTTTTAAATCATTAATAACGTATCCTGTATGTTTGTTACTCATCACTCAATTACTCTATAAAAGTAGCCAAGGTCATAACTATTATCTTCATCCTGAACATTATCTGTGACAGTTTGAAACATTGTTGCCGCACAGCAATAATATTTTTCACCTCTAATTTCACGAATAGTGCCAGGCACAACGCTATCAATTCTTGCTACGTAAAAATCAGGAACTACACCAATCCGCTGGTATTGTTTACTCTTTAAATATATATAAATTGATTGTGGTACCAACGTTATCAAATTATTAAATTGAGATAAACTTGCCTCAACAAGTAACATATCTGGATGTGGTTTATAATAATAACGCTCAATCGTAGCATCGCCGAGCCCCATCGCTCCCATTCCCTCATAATTGGGCTGACTAGCTCCAAAGAAATAGTCTTTGCCTTCAACTCTGATAACATTCGCAAATTGACGACAATCAAAAAATAAATACATATAACTTGTAAATGGATATGATGCTTCACCTGTTTTTGATGTGTTTTTTGAATGTGTTCCATATGCATAATGCCCGCCATTGTAAATCCCATCTTTTTTTACTGTTCCAATACCGAAATGGCGAAAACGGCGAGAATCGACACGTACAACAACATGAATATATTGTGATGTTGCTAAAAATGTATATGAAGCAAATGGCTCATAATGAAAATTAGTACCAGCCCCCCAATAATAACGATAGAAATTTGCTTTACCGTTAACAGAGCTTGAACCAGCTTGGTTATCCCAGGATAAATTTGCGTTAAACTGATTGTTGATAGCAATGTACAACGTGGGAAGTGAATTCGATGATCCAACTTTTAGGCTCCAAAAACAATTTTCATTATGTAAATAGAGTTCTTTTGCTTTAGTATCAATTTTATCAATAACCCATCCATCAACAGATTGTGCAAACGTCGCTAGTTTTGATAATAAATCTACGACTGATGATGCGTTACCCGTTTGATATGCCATGTTTAGCTCCTAAATTTTTTCAATTGCAAAAAAATCAATATTCGTTACACGAAAACCATTTTGAAAAATAATAAATTCGCGCCCATCATCGGTTTTAATTGTATCTTCAGCGGCACGGCTTAACCCTGGCACCCAGTAGACACCATCTAATGCCCCCCAAAATTGAGTTGCTTTTGTTACATCTAAAATTGATACGGGATATAGCGGTGAGTAGCAATTGGGTGATGCCGTTAATGCATCGATTATTTTTTTGCCATAACGATAAAATTGTTCAATTCCTCTTGGATAAACTAATTTTGTTTCGCTACCTTTTGAACCATAAAATTGTTGCCATGACTGCGATGGGGTAAATAGATAAAAATGATTGTTACGCGGGTCGATAATTGACGCAAAAGAATCTGTTGTAACGGAATATCGTTGTAGTTCATTATTACAGCTACCTGCAATCACTAGTGGATAAGGGTACTCATTTGGTAATGCGTTTGGTAGCATAAATCCGCAATAACAACTGGAATAAACTGTTGTCATTTTTGTTATCACAATAAATCGACGATTATTGGCAAAAAACCAGTAATGTAATGGGTTATTATCAGCAAATAACCCGACTTGTGTGCGATTTAACATACCACTAGATACATTTTCGGGCTGATTGACCAACTCAACATTAAAATAGGTTCCACCACAAAAATAGAGATTATAAATATCATTTGAAATACTATTAGCTGTTTTACATGCAACATAAATATTATCGCCAGCAGTCGCTCCTGGCGCACTCCACGCATATGATTTTCGCTTTGCAACTGTTGCAGTAGCTGCTGTTTCACCACTGTAAATTTCAGTCCAATTATCTCCAGAATTGACCAATTCACTATCAGTTGTTAAAAATAGATTTAATTTATCCAGTAAATCAATTTCGTTATCTGCAATTCCACTTTGATAAGCCATAGATTAAATCCCCAAATCTTGTTTAATTGTTTGTTTATTTGCTCGAATAAATGTTTTAAATGCTCTGCTACCCGTTATGCTATTGATGCCACGACTGACCATATCACCCGCATCAATGACTAGTTCTTGCTGAATAACGGGACTCAATACAGTTGGTGAGCTTTTGCGTTGTTGGTTATCATCAAGTAATGGCGCTTTTGGGATATTGACATTACTAACAAGTCCACCGGTTGCATAACGATGTAATCGCCCCGTGTTGATAGCGTGAAGATAGTCAAGACCATATTTTTTCACTGATTCAGCTTTCACAACAAATTCACCGTTTGATAAGCGAGCTGGGATTGAATCTGATGTACTTGTACCTGGTCCACTGATATAACCACCAGTCGCTGCCGCAACAGATGCCACGCCCGCTAACCCAGACATAGCAGTGCTACCTGCACTAGCCGATGTAATTGCTGTGTATAAGGTTGCTGCACCACTTGAAAATGCGGCTGCCATTGCGCCGGTTAATCCTGCGGTTCCCGTTGTCATTGCGGTAGTTAATGAAGTGCCAAGCTCAACCGAACCAACACTTGTCGCAGTAGTTATTGCTGTGCCTATCAGTTCTGCTGAAGCGATAGCACTGGCATTTTCAACTGCTGTATCTGTTATTGAGCTAAAAAGTAATTTACCCAAATTATTGAGTTGATTCATGGCAATATCAGCAAGACCTTTACTTGCTACCTGAGCCATTGCCGATACAATACTTTGTGCAAGGTTTAATAAAGCATCTTTTAATTCAAATGTACCTTTTGCTAAAGAATCAAGACTACCTTGGATACCGCTTTGTAACCCGTTTTTAAATGCATTGGTTAATGCATCAGTAGTTTTATTTAGTTCTGCAATTTGTAGCTGAAGTGTAGCAAGTGCTTTTTGTGCATTTTCTCCAACTTGACCAGGAAGCGCTGTCATAGCTTGCAAAGTAGGTAAATATTTGGCAAGTTCTTGCGCTGTTTGCTTGTGTAAATCAACTAACTGACTTTGGGCTTCAACTTGTGTAATTAAACCAGCAGTTACTTGTGCTTGTATACTTTGTTCTTTAATTGACTGCTGTGATTGTGCTTGCTGAATTTTTGCTAAAATTTCGGCAAGATTTGCTTCAGCTTTTTTTAGTGGTAACAACTGGTCAATTAAGTCAATGCCTTCGATATTTTTATTCGCTTTAAGTTGCGCAATAACCGCTTGATACCATCTATCAATTTCTGCCGTTTTAATTCTGGCAGGATCAAACAATAGCGAATTGAGTTGATTTTGTAATTCGTCATTAAGTTTTTTATTTTCGTGTGCTGTAATTGCATTATTTGCCGCATTAGCTCGATTACGTTGCTCTACCGTTAATTTTTGAGAATCAATCAACGCTTGCCGAGTTGCATATGTTTTTTGTGTCTGCTTATCGGCTTGTGATTCCAGCGACTTTATAAATTGTTCTGTTTCAAGTGCCGCAGATTTTGCTGCTCTGACTGATTCTTGTATTGCTTTTTTCTTTGCTTCGTGCGCATCTATTAATTTTGCATTAGCAATAATTTCATCTTTGATCTCTTGGCTAGCATTTTTATACTGCCCCTTTTCTATTTCATAAAGAGCTTTAGCTAGAGCAGTACTTTTTTCTTGCATAACCACTTTATTTTTTAATTGTTCGTTATATTGACTTAGCAATTTTTTGGCTTCTTGCTCATCTACCAATTTTGCATTAGTAATAATTTCATCTTTGATCTCTTGGCTAGCATTTTTATACTGACCTTTTTCTATTTCATAAAGTGCTTTAGCTAGGGCGGTACTTTTTTCTTGTAGCGCAACTTTATTTTTTAATTGTTCGTTATATTGCCTTAGTTGTTTATCTGTAATTTCTTGAACATCTTTATCATATTGACCCCCAGCAAACGATTTTCCATCATTTGATGTGATACCTTGAGCTTGCAAATCTTTACGACCCTTTTCATCAGCCCACAGCGCTTCATATTTTTTACGTAATTCATCAACAGCTTTAGCTTGTTTTTCGGCATCAGTTGCATTTTGTTTATGAAGTTCGTCAAGCTCTTTTTGAGCATTGATTGCTTTTTCATTAATGACATCGGTATTATGTTTTTCTTGATCTTCTTTTTGCTGTTTATCTCGTTGAGCATATTTTTCTTGTAATGCTTTATCGTCATTTTTATTATATGAAATCGCCCCATAACCAGGCACAATATGGAACCCTCGATTTTTGCCTTCTTCTAACCTTTCAATATCTTCATCTAAGTTTGATAGGCCCAGGCTGAATTTAATATCTTTTTTTAATCTATTTCCTACATCACTCACTCCATTTTTAAAATTTTTCCATGCCTTTTCTAACCAATTGAGTTGTTCTTCCATCTTATTAGCACTGACTTCCATCTCTGAAGCATATTTATCTGTAGCGATTGCAATAGCTTCTTCGGTTCTACCTTGTTCTTCTAACGCACTTATACGCTGATAAGTAGCCAGATCTAAAAAGTGGTATTGTTTATTACTTTCAACCGCCCAGCTTGTAACCGCAGATTCTATACCTTTAAATGATTGAACGGCGTCTTGGGCACTTTTTCCCGTCACTTGTGCCATATATGCTGATGCAGTAGCAATATTTTCAATGGATTTTGCTGATAATCGCCCCGTTTCCGTCAGTTCAGTAATGGCTGCACGTGTTTCACTGTAGTTATGATTAATTTTACCGATACGTTGAGACATCATCTCAAGCCCACCAGCTGTCGCACCAGCATAATTACCCGTTGAAATTAATGCACGATTAAACCGCTCTTGGTCTGAAATTATCGTACTTATCACTTGAGACATTTTGTAAGCGGCAGCAATAAAAATACCAACTGATAATGTAGTAGCACTAAATAATGGTGGTAACCGTCCCGTCATATTACCAATTGTTAGCAATGAATTTCCCGCTGATGCAAAATTACCTCTCGCTAATTGTTTAAACATACTAGTGATGCTGAGACGGGCACTTTTAGTATTGAGATTTAATTTTTTAGTACTTTCATTAAGCGTTTCAACCGTTGATAACGCCGCACGTTGATTACTGATTTTTGATAAATAATCATCAAACGTATTACTATCAATTACTCCCGCTTTTTTGGATTTTCTTAACTTGCTTTCTAATTCATCTAAACGACTTAGACCTTTTGTCGCTGGATCAATGCTAGCAAGTAATTTATCTAAACCTTGGCGCAGTTTTTCAACTTCTTTTTTATGTGCTTCAGCTGCTTTAGCTGCAATACTCTGTGCTTTAGCTTGCTGTTCGGCAGCAGCGGTAGCTTGCGCACCACGGTTCATTGCTTCAGTTTGTGCCATATAAACATCTCTCATGCTTTTGGCACTTTTTTTGTTAGCATCTTGAGCAACATTTGCTGACTCTTTCAGCTCAGCATTTAATTGACTGATATTATCTTTTGCTCTATTCACGTCAGCAGTGAACTTCATTGCAATATTCATATCGTTATTAGCCATTATTATTGCTCTCCGCGTAACTGTTTTACAAACTTAGTAACTTGTTTACCACCATTAAAGCCAACACAAATATCTTCAATTCGGTTAGCTCGTTCTCGGTTTTGTAGCTTAATTAATTCATCGTAATACAGCAGTAACTGACGTTGCGTGTAATGTGGTAACTGCTGTGCATCATGTCCATTTTTAATTAGTAAAGTAAAAACCTCACTCCAGCTTACTGATTTGCCTGTTTTGTAGCGTTTTGCCGAATGATTTTGCGAGTTACCGCGTTCATAAAAAAACGAGAATTAACAACCCACCACCAGTCTAATAATTGCAAACCCTCTTCATATGACAACGCTTCAATAAACGAAATCGGTTTTTTAATAGAGGTACTGATTAATGAATAAACCAACTCTAAATTATTCATAATAATTGTGTCGGCTTGCTCAATTGTTATTTTGTTTGTACCGTTCATTTCATTCACAATTAATGCAACAAACTGGTCAATTTCGTTACCGATTGTTAGTGCATCTTTAAATGAATATTCACGTACTGTAATTATTTCACCTCCTAGCGTGATTTCACGATTCGGCATTAATGCGTTTAAATCATTTGATTCTTCTTTTGTTGCTGTCACTTTTTCTGCCATGTTATTTACCTACAACTTGATTAAGTTAGCGGTGAAACATCACCGCAGTATTAATAATTATTTCGCCTTTTGAACATATGAGCCAAAATAACCAAGTGAACTATCCTTGCTTTGGCTCATATCAGCTAGAACAGTAGCAGTTAACGGTAATTCACCGTATCCTTCATTGTGTAGTAATGAAAAGTTAGAAATTGGATTGAATTTAACGCGGAATAGCTCCACAATTACATGTTCGTTTTCTCTGTCAGTATTGATACCATCCAGCATAAACCAACGTTCTGGTGGTTGACGGGTAAAAATGCCCAAACTTTCAGTTTTAGCGTATGAATAATCTACCGTTGCAGTTAATGCCGTTGTAGTTAATAATTTAATTAATCCTGCGTGAGCTGATTCAATTTCATAATCCGTGCCTAATACTAATGTAGAGCCATCTGGTGTTTTTAACTCGACATCAGCTACAAATGGATGAGTTAACTTGATACGATCACCTATTATCAGGTTCTCTGGTAATTTTTCATCTGTCGCTATACCTGAATCAACAGTAATCTTTTCACCATAAAGTGCCAAAGCAATGTTTTCAATTGACCAATCTTTTAACGTAAGATTTAACGTGCCACTTTTACCTAGTGTTAATTCACCAACTTGTAAGCGTTGTCCTGTGTAGGATTCATTTTGTGTTACTGTTTCAACACTTAACTCCATCTCGCAAGAGTCAGCGGTACCCACATGCCGAAAGGCATTAGGTCGAACGGGTGAACTGGCGGTATTACGGGCGGCAAGATTTATGGTACCTTGTAAACTCATTAATAAATCTGACATATCTTTCTCCTAAAATTATTTATCGGCTACCGATGAAGTGTTGGGTTTGAAATGAATCAATCCAAACTAGCACGCCATTTTGAAAACCTAACGTTTGCCCACCAATCCAGCTAACGGGGCGCACTCCATCAATAAATTGAACTGTTTTACCAATCAACAAATCACGCACAGCTCCAATCACTGGGTTAGCTAGCTGTTTAACATTTTGAATATTGGTTGCTTGACTAGAAATATCACGAGCAACAACCACAACACCAAAATTAACACTCACTGATTGACGTGTACCGGCCGGCTTATCATTGGGTGTTTCTTTACCAAGCAAAACATAAGCAGCAGGGGTTGGCGCTGACGTTAAATCGGTTAACTTGCCGTATTCAGCACTAGTACCAACAAAAACTAATGTTTTATTAGCAATTAAACCTTTTAACTTTTCAGCAATCACTGAAACATCAAACGGTGCGCTACTCATCTTCCAAAATCCCTAAGTGTGTTCATATCAAATACACGAACAGGGCCAGTTTGTTTTGGTACACCACCTGCGACAGGCAAAGCATCATCAATACCAAGCGAATATTTCCCTTCCGCTACCATTTTTAAAAAGCCCTGAACTTGTTTATAGTCACGAACTATCGGATCCGTTTTTTCATCAGAAATACGATTGCGATGCAATTTGTAACGCACAATAATGCGTGCCCAATCAGTTAGCAGACGTGGTACTTTAAGTAAGGGCAGTTTGTGTCCTCTTTGTCGTAAAAAGCCGTTTATTTCAGCTTCAGTATCAGCGATTGATTCATTAATGCGTGAGATTGCTCGATTTGCCTTAATAACATCATCAGGAAACCAACTTGAAACATCACCACCATTAATAATGACTTCCAATAAATTAGCATCTATGGGAATTTCACCATCTTGAGCAACCAATTGAGATAGCTCAATGAGTCCTGGACGTTCGGATAAATTTAGCAATGTAATGTATGGAATATTCATCATCTTTACCCAAACCAACGATAAATTACCGTTGGTTGTTGTTCACATTATTAACTGTTTGCTGGAATAACATTTTCAAACAGATAGCCTGCATCTTTAGCCACAACGAGCTCTTTGACCGATTCACCGACCCGAACACGTTGACCACCACGTAAACCAATATCAGGGTCTGCGATTGAACCAGATACACGATCTTTAAATTGGGCGGTAAAGCCAAATGTAACGCCGCCTTTAGTGCTAGCTAATTTATTGCGAACGGTGAAGCTAGCTTTATTGCCCCACGCACGTAATAGGGTTGGTGATTTACCCGGTTTAGCACTATTTAGGAATGCATCACCAATATAAATCGCTTCTAACTCTAATAAGTCAGCTAAAAAACCTAGTGGAACCAGTCCGTTTTCGCCTGCATTACCGTGGTATGCGGCAACAATTTTGGGATGACGACGTAATATTGTGGCAACTCGACGACCTAGTGTGCCGATATTAGGACGCATAATCATTGAATCAAAAGCGTCTGTAATTAAACCAATCGGATCACTTTTATCATCGTTCCACTGTTGCGCTGCTGTTAACGTTTTGGTGTTGGTGTAGTTACTTGCATTAAACAGTACATTAGCGGCTCGAACTTCACGATCTAACAAAATTAAATCTGTTGTCGCTTCAACAGCATGGCCTAGTGGGTTGTGTCCAGTAATTGCCGTATCAATATCATCTTGCGGTACGGGGCTATCAAGTCCATAATCAGTTACTGAACTTTCTTGCTCGACGGCACCAAATTCAACTTGATTGGGTTGTGCTGTCCGCCCAACTTTAGTATCTGGGAGCGTAAATCGCTCTGAAAAATCGTACTCTAACCATTTAAAAGACGTGCTAGAAACGGGTACACGTGGTAATACTTCATCAGCTATTAACTTGTTATTTCGGTATGCAATCGCTATTGCAGTTAGCTGTGGTTCAACGGGAAAAGGACGCTGCATATAAAACTCCTATTTATAAAATTGTTTATCAAATGTCATGGACCATTAGTTAAATAAAAATTAAGCTTGTTTACTTGGCGCAATCCAAATAGCGCCTAATTCATCGGCGTTACCCGCAACTTCGGCATAGCCAATAATAAAATCACCTGACATCGCTTTTTTAGCTCGGCCATCCGCATTTGCAGTGATTGGGTCACCAATCGCAATGGTTTCGCTATAAAAAACTTGTGCCAATCCGCTGCGTACAACGTCAAACACTTCACCATCACCACCACCAACAATTGTTGATACACCGATTAATAATGCAGTACCGTCAATTGCAGTTTTTGCTAGCCCATCTTCATTACCATGACACACAATTACACGAGGCTTGATTTCACCTTCTGCTGTTTTTGCAACTGTTAAACCTGGAATATTCATATTGAGAAACCTCTAAATTAAAATTCAAAATAAGACTGAAATTAATCAGTCCATGTAATATTGTTTGCTTTTGCTGTTTACTGTTTTTTAGCTTTCGTTACATGCTCAACAGCTTGGGAAATAGAAACTGTGATACCTTTGTCTGCTTGCTCTTGTTGATATTTTTTTGCTAAATCAGCAATAACTTTAGGATCTTGTTTATCATCTCTTTCTTTAGAGTCTTTAGTATCGTTATCCGCCCCCGACTTTTCAGCAAAATCCATAAATGCGGGACGCTCTGAAAGTACTTTTTTGATTAAATCAACAGGGGCACGGTTAACAGTTGCATCACCTTCAGCAAATGAGATCGGCTCACTACCTAGCGACATAAATACTTCAACAACTGTAGTTTTATGCGCAGGTAATAATTTGCCAGATTTAACTAATTCATCAGCAAAGGCGGCAAATTCTGCCCGTTTGTTAGTTTGTTCTTTTTCTAGCAATGCTTTTTCACGTGTTGCAAGTTCGGCATTTTTTGCATCAATTGCCGCTTGCTGTTCTGCAAAGCTAGCATCTAAAGGTTGTGGCATTTTTTCTTTCTCCTTTTGTTTTCGGTCGGATATTGCACGCAATGATTCAAGGCGCCACTGCGGTAAAAATAGGTCAGCACTGGCAATGCCGGCTTTTTCAATCAGTAGGTCACGTAAATTGGCTAAAATTGAAATCAAATTTTCATCAAATTCTTCATCAGCCATAGAGAACTCTGCGGCACCTTGCTCACCGTCAGACTCCGCAAAACTGGCATCAGGCAAGCCTTTAATAGCAGGTGCTGCTGCACCTAAAAAACCGATGTGACGAGCATAATAATGACCAGGCTTAGGGTTGCCTGGTGAATCGGGTAAGTAAATTGAAAGTGAACGTTTTTTATAACTTCCCGCATTATAGGCTTCAGCAAATTCTGGATTAATCTGATCTAACTTGGCATAAACCAAACCATCTTTTACTTCGAATGATTTTGCCCATGCGTAAGCCGGAGCTGTTAGTTTTGGATGACCGATTACAGCAGGCGCTTCAGATAAACTTGGATCGTAGCTTTCTGCTAAATCAATACAGTTCTCTAAAGTAAAAGTGATTTTTCGACCATCTACCGCAGTGTGCGTACCAGGTTTAAAAACGGGGATAAGTGCCATAAAAAATGCTCCAATAAATTGATATAGAGCATCATGATCTATTTTGAGAAAAGGGTAATCTGAACGCGGGCAGATAAATTTTTAATGATTTGGAAAGAGGAACGGCAAAATAATAGAAGAAATATACACTAAAAACTTATTATAAAGCATTTACAACACGATTAAAGCGATTCGTAAATAAACTGATTAGCCTTTTTTAATAAAGTGGCTTAAAACGCGTTATATTGCGTTTTAAGCAAAACCCAAGTGCTCACGCACAATATCAACCAATAGTAATTTATCTTGGGCATTAATACCAAGCCATGGTCTGGCTGGAATTACTACTTGTTTGGCTAGACGTCCGCCAACATTTAATGCATTGCCCTTAACTGGTTTAATTATACCGCCGAACTGATGGATAGCGCCATAGATTAAGTTCGTACCAAACAACAAGGTATTACCTTCAATCTGCCAATGCAACGTACTTCTTAGATTACCATCTAGCGTTAAAATTTTATCTTTTTGTTTGGGTTTTGAGTCTTTATACCAAGGAGATAGTTCTTTCCACGGTACACCATCGGGCGATTCTTGAGCCGTAAATCTGGCTTCATGAATATCAAGTAATACTTCGCCCATATGACTAAATAAACTTTGAGTATCATCTATGGCTGCTTCAATATAAAGCATGGCATCAAGCGCATCTTGTATATTAAACTCAATATTTACGCCAGTCATTTTTTCACCTATAATTAACTTATCGTATGTACGGGCAGCTTCCGCCAAAGCCTCGAATCCCACGTGCAGCGACCCAATCGTGGCGGTGATTGGGTTTTATTTTATTATCGTTTAAAAACTCGAACACCGACCCGAAGCTGTTCTAAATATTCAGGGTTATCAGGCGCAAATGTTGTCACACCTAACCAACCATCATCACCCACTTCAAATACCGCTAGCATGGGCTTAACTTCGCCATCAATCATAAAACGTGAGATATAGCGACGGCGAACCACCGATTTTTGTAGATGATCAAAGTATTCCATTCTTGTCCAAATTTCATCGGGCAGTTTTAACGAATCCGCAAGTAACAATAAAAATTGCTCACGATCACGTTTTGTAACTTTCAATTCACCAGTTTTGCTAACAGTGAAAAGCTGTTTACCGATTACTAATGCATCACCGGCTACATCTTTAAAAATAGCTGGATTGGTTAATGTTGCACCAAATTCATTTAAGAAAATATTGGCATAATCTTCTTCAGTTAAGCCTTTTTCTAACAGTCTAGTTTTGCTTACTTCACGGATTGCTGGCCATTCATCAGTTGCTTTGCTTGACGGAACGCCACGCTTAAGAGTGGGATCAGCATCTAATGGATTGGGTACAAAATTATCTAGCCTCGATTGTCCTGGTATATGTTCAAAACTTGGATCAATGCCCTCAGGCAATCTTACAATACGTGGATTACCGCTATTTTCACCAATTACTCTATCAACCCAATTTATTGTTGGTGCTTTGTCAGGTTGATTTTTTCCCATTCTTTTTAGATCACCTTTAGTCCGCCCACGAACGCGGCACTGACAACCATAGCCATTGGGTGGAAAGTGAGTATTCCACCAAGGATCATTAAAATCTAATACCAGATGATCCCAACTTTGATGAAGCTCTCTGGGATGTTCAACATAATCACTATGCAAATATTCCATGTATGGAAACTTAGCATCACGTAATTGTTGATAGCGTCCAGCTTGATAAGAACTGTTTAAATTTGTTTCATAGATGATACGAGTACGCCAGTTAAAACCGCCGTTATAACTCCAACCATGACGTTCAACTATCTCAGCAAAGTCTTTACGGAACTCATCCAGTGTTGTGCCTTGGCTAATTGCTTTATCAATTGCTGCACGAAAATCATTTAGTAATGCATTACGATTAGCACCCGCCACAACAAAAGCATAATCATGCTCATTATTGTAGATATCTACATAGCTGTTTGTGGGCACATTTGCTTTACGCCGGAAAAACTCAATTTGCTCTTTAAATGGCAACGAGCCATATGCCACATTAACCATTTTTGCTATCCTCAATTAGTTCTGTGCGACCTGCTAAATTAGCTGCTGTTAATGCTTCAGCCATGACCTTTGCATATTCATCTAATTGCATATCGGGAATTAGCTCAAATAACTTATCACGTAATTCTTCTAATGATTGTACGCTATCAACCAGTTCTTTAATTTGATTAATCCACTTATCAGTAACGGGTTGCATTTCAGCGTTTAAACGTTGTGATTGCAGTACTGGCGCAAAATCATTTTGCTTTTGTGCTTCAGCAAATTCAGCCGTTTTTACTGTTTTAATCGCTTCATCAACTTGTTCTGGTTGTCGTTTTTCTTCCCACTCCCCACCATATGTATCTTGAACATAAGCCAATGTTGGACGGAAGCCAGTTGATTCAATAATATTTTTATCACGCTCTGACATTGATTTTAGATCATCCGGTTCATCAAAAATGCGGGAAACCTGCGGAACAGCAGCCCCAGGAAAATTCATCTGTGTAAACCATGTGCCAGGACCTCGATTCCAACTTTCACACATTACATCAGAATCTGATTTAGCAATTGATGTTAGTACCGCTGCTTGCAATGACTCATCACCACCGATTGAGCTTGATGCACCCCCTGATGATGTAATTTGGCCAACTGTCACACGGCGAATTGCTTCGTTCATTGAGTCATAAAAGGCCTTGTAATCACCCGCACCTGATCGTGCTATTTGTAATAAATCTAACGTCATACTCTCAGGAATAATAATGCCCGAATCGGTTTGAATAGCACGAGTTAACGACAATAGATCACGTTTTTGTTCTTGTGTTGCACCTGTGCCGTATTTGCCTACCGCCGTTGGCATGCCAAATTTTTCTAGAAAAATCAGCCAAAACTTAATATCATTGCGTTTAAAAAAGCTTGGCCAGTAAAGCCAATGAGCAAGTCCATGTCCATAAGGTTCATCATCATGATCTGCACCTGTTGCATAATGCCAAAAATATGGTGCATCACAAGCTATGCCCTCATGCATATTATTTTGTGTTAGTAAACGCAATTCACCGGTTGGAGTAAAGCGAAAACGACGGCGATCGCGAACTTTAATATCGTCGATCCAGTATAAATTACCCTTGATACCATAGATAAGTTCAGCAACTGCATAACCATAAAACACTCCATAATGCATAAGTTTTGTAACACGATCAAACCCAATCGATTTCAGTAACTCATTCATAGCTTCAGCAGCTTCTATATCAATGGGGTTATCGCCTCCCGGTTCAACTTTCCATTCGCGTGAAATCACCGCATCTTGGCGTTGAGTAAATGCCGATTTCACTTCATCATCATTTAAAACTTCTTTGTAAATATCTAAACGACCACCACCCCGATTACGAAGAACACTATCATCTGGCTGCGCTAGCGAACCAACATATAATTTAGTAATATCATTATTTTCACCTGTGCCTGCCAGCTCTCGTCCTGTTTCAACATGTGGCTTTTTGCCTTTAAACCATAACATTAAATAAATCCTCCAAAATCGTTTTCTGAGCTACTCGAATATTGATTCAATGAACGGTAAGAATCACGAACGCCTAGTGATTGGTATTCAATTTCACATACGCCTTGACTTGCAGCATTAATGGCAAGAAAAGCAGCCCACGTTCTATCGGCATGGCCATTACTATCTGAATCAGCAACAAAGCGTGGTTGTCCCGTTGAACCAGTGACTTTTTTTAACTTATGCAAGTCAGCACGAAGGGCATTATTGCCCGATGGAATACGAATTTTTCTATCTTGAAAAACTTGTTTACCTTGTGTTGCTAATGTTAATTTATTTGAAGCCGTAAATAGCACACCTTCAACAACCATTTCACCATAGCGCCGTTTAGCATCTTCCACCGGTTTTTCCCCCATACCTGTTTGGTCCATACAGATACGTATAACACGATAACGACGAAAAACCTCATCAAGTAAATAATCCTGCTCAGCAAATGAAATACGCTTGCGTTCAATAATTTCACGAGTCCAAAGCACATCACCTATTTGCTCAATAACCCAAATAACAAATAAGTCATTACGTGCAGCAATATCAACGCCAACAAAACAAGGATTGCCCGTATAATGTTCAGGAACACCTGCTTTTTCATTTTCAACGCTAGTAATTAAATCAAAATCCAGCCAACTACTCGCTTCATCTAACCACTTAAGCTCGAACTCTTGCGCCCATAAATCGTCGTCACCGGCACCTCGTCGCAACTCTTCAATATTACGCGGTAAACCATCTTCCACACATTGATAAATATCAGCAGTATGACGTGACCAACCATCATCTTTGCTTGTCATCAGCTCATAAAACTTATTGCCTTTGCCATTGGGGGTACTAATGACTCGCAATTTTAATCCAGGTTTTGAAATAACAGGGAACAATGCTTTCCAAATCGCACGGCTATCTTGGTGAAAGGCAAATTCATCCAGTAAAACACTAGCACTAAAACCACGAGCGGTGTCTGGATTGGCAGGTAAAGCAGTAATTTTACTGCCACCTGGTAATTCAACTTCTAACGCTCGAATATTGGCATCCCAATCATAATCGAGTTCTTTAAAACCTGCGGACATTGCACGCAAATGAACTTTAACCCCCTCATTCATGGCTTCACGTGCTTGACGTTCACCACGTGATAAAATAACCCAACGCGCACGTTTCCCCTGAGCTTCAGCTCGCAAACAATCGAGAACAATTTGCAAAGTACTGGTAAAGGTTTTACCGCATTGACGAGAGAACATCGCAATAGCAAAACGGCTAGTGTCGTTTACCCACTGTTTTTGATAGTCATAGAGTTTTAAGGCTGGTTCATTTTTTACTGTCATAAGTCATACGCCGCTTTAATTACTTTAGCTAACATTTCAGCTGGTACTTCGCCTGTTTTTTCTAGCTCATCCAGTTTTTCTTTTTGCTCACGCAATAACTTTTCACGTGCGGCTTTTTCGATTTCTTGCCGCTCTTTAAAACTTAATTGCCTTGCTTGCATGGCCTCTTTAGCCGCTTTTGCTAAAAAACTAATTTCCTTGATAGTGATATCTTCTGATTCATGTGCTTTAAATGCGGCACGTGTTGCTAACGTTGTGACCGCTTGTGCAAGTAGTGCTCCTGATTTGTCATCAACACTATCACCCAATTCATCAACCAAAATACGTGATGCTGTTTCAATTTCACGTAAGCTATTGGTCATTTCATTAAAACCTTTTTGATAGCGGTGAAGACTGGAACGACTTGGCGTATCAGTACTTGGAAACGTTTGTTGCAGTTCGGCAATCATTTCATCCAGTGTAAGTTGATCTGCTCGTAGTAGTTTCTCAATATAACTACGTACCTCAGGCTCTAATTTGTGGATCGTTGATTTACGTCCCATATTAAGCTCCTGCGCCTGGTCGTTTGACGCCATGCACAATCGCTTTTCCTGTTGCAACATCAGCACCAAAATCGGTTAAACGAGCAACAATAACACTACCGATTGTTTCGATTTTGATTAAGTCTTGCTGCCCAAGCCAACTTAAATGGGTTTTAACTTGGTCTCGGCTAATAGCGTGACCATAGTGATCTAACGCACTATAGATAATGCTAGAATTACTGCTATAACTTGGCATTTCATATAAGATACGCAAAATAACCAAACGTTGATCTTCTTTTAAAAATTCAGCGTAGCTCATAATTCCTCACTTGTTCTTTAATAAAAATTGGTTAATGTTATCTAATTGACGTGATAATCCTGAAAGCCGATCAGATAACTGATTTAAAGTTGCTTCATTGCTACTTAATTTTTCAATCAATTTGGTTACTTGGTGCTGAGTTGGTAATGACTTAACTGTTTCTTCGACTTGTGTTACTCGAATACGTAAATCTAATAATTCTTTTTGGCTAGCCGATTGACGACCAATTAACCATGAGTACACTCCAACCACTGCCATTACAACCCACTGCAAAAACTGCCAATTAAAGGTAAGTTCGTTAAAATTCATCGTTTATTCCTTTTTTCTTCTATCGAAGCACATTCAATACATAAATCAGTCACTAATGCTTTTCGACGTTCTTCAGCTATAGGCTCTTCACAGATTCGACAATACAGACTTGATACTCCTGTCTTTGCTTGATGTTTTGCTAGTATTCGTTCCCGTGCTTCCATTTCAACAGTTGATGCTAAATCAGCGTTATCCATTATTTACCTCGTTGATATATTTTATTAGTTCAATAAATCGACCTGAGCACTGCCCATATTGGTCATAAAGCTGTTTTAAGGCTTGAGCTAAACCATCAGCGGTATTATTTCTTCGTTTTACGGGTAATTCGCATGGTACCGTCAGTTGTGCTGGTAAAGCCATGGGCTGTTGCTTGAGCTGCATTTGCACGGGCCGAGTCGATGAACTGCAAGACACTATCATCAAACACGCAATGACTGCGATCATTAGCCGTTTTATTAAGTGCATCTTGTAATGCTTGGGTTGATTGTTCATCATATAATTTCCTTTCTACTATCTGCTGTGACAATGAATAACTTGCATCATTAGCAGTTTTAGTTAGTTGCTTTGTACTCTCAATAAATTGGCTTAAAGTATTCATTGCTTGTTGTGCTTCTAAAGCAATATATTCTTGTTTAGCCATTGATTTGCCATGACTGATACCTAATTGGTAAAGTGAACCAAAACCAACAATCAAAAATATTCCCAACAAAAAATAACTTTTATTGTTCACAAAAAAGCTTTTGATTAATTTGCCTATATTTCTAATCATCACAAACTCCTAAACCCCAATTTTCATTTATATAAACAGGTTGCCAACGGTAGATAATACGAATTGGATAATCACGGTTTTCTTTAAAATTAATGCTTTTACGACCACCATTAATATTTTCAACTACCCCCCAATAATGCCCAGAATCTTGATATTCTCGTTTTGCTCGCTGACGATCACGATTCACCCAACCAAGCCCACCGTTATATGCTGAGAGAGTGAATCCCCACCTGTCACAATCGCTAGCAGTTTCATTTATACGTTGATATAACCAATAATCATATTGAACCAATGCCCGAAGAGACCATGACGGGTTATAAGGTTCATTGCTGCCCAGTGTTTTTGGGTACGCTCCCGCAATCCAATCCGCCGTTGCTGGCATAAACTGCGCCAAACCTTGAGCACCTACATGTGATTTTGCGTTTACTTTCCAACGAGATTCTTGATGAATTTGCGCAGCAAATAATGCAATGGGTGCATCAAGGCCAAATATGGCTCGTGCATTACGTGCCAGTTCCCGTTGATGTTGCTTAGCATCATTTGGTACACCTGCTATAGCAGGCGCTAAATGACAACTAAACAGCATAAACACAATAATTAAAGTTAAATAACGCATGGTTATAATCCAAGAGTTACACCAAGAATCACAGCGGAAACAATCAACGCCCGACGAATCAGAACAACCGCAAATAGGTTTCGATACTCATCAAGAACAGGGTATTCCGCACACATTTTGGAATCCATTGCCTCTGGTCGTTCATTGTTTTCTAAAGATTCAATATATTGCTGAGTATAAAAATTAGGACCAAACTCTTTCCAATCGTTATATAAATAACCTCCAGGAGATGCATAAGGGAAAAGTGCACGGTCTAGGTGGTAACCAATCACAGCAGAAAGCAAGACTAAAGCCAACTTATAAGCAACAACTGGTAATTGCTGAGGCGAGAGTAACGTAATAATTGCAAATAAAGTAATAGCAACTAAATACCATTTGAGAAGGCGTACTTGGGATAATTTTTTGATAGGGTGTTCCATAAAAACCTCATAATTAAATTAATGTATGAGGTTATTATGATCTTACTTACTTGAAATGTAATTTGAACGGGGGCAGATTAAATTCTGCTTTTCTATAAGAATAACTAAAAAAAGTCGTCACAATTAAGTGACGACTTTATTAAGTGTTAAGCGGCTGTTTTATTAGCGCATTCACACTGTGGTATACGAAAAGCTTTTGCCTTTTTAGGATAAATAGTCTTGCCATTTTTGACTATATATCTAGCAAATGTATACCCACAAGCATTACCACAGCGAGGACAAATAAAATCACTCATGCGATATCTCCTATCAAAAGGAGAACATTTAGAGCACAAATAAACTATTGCTTAATAGAAAATAATAAGTATAATCTATTCGCTTTTTCAAAAGTTCCATTAGACACCCAAATGTTCTTATGGTTGTTAACAAGTTAGTCATATCCGTAAAATATGTAACTAACACCCAAAATAAAAAGCACTTACCGTAAATAAGTGCTTTTTACACTTCGAAATCAAACGAATATTGACGTTCAATTCCAATTTCTAATAATATAGTTGAAGCAAATAAATCAGCTTGCCATTCAGCATCTTCTTTATAAGTTGGTTGATGTTGAGAATGGTGTAAAATAGCCTTATGTCCTAATAAAATATGCCCCATCTCATGGAAAATAGTAAATAAAGCTTCTCTTTTCCCTTTAGAGGCTGCCACATAAGTTTTATTTGGTATACTAATGGTAAAATCGTTAGGATCACAATGCCCCTCAGTGACACCTAACCAGTCTTTATCCGAAATTACTTGTAATGTTATTCCATATAAAGCTAAGTTTTCAAATACAGCATCAAAATTAATTTTCATTTCTTTTGAAAGCTTAAAGACCTTGCAAGAGTTAATTGCTTTTATTTTTATATCATCAACTTCCATTGGTTCAACTCGATTTCCACGCATTTGGTACTTTTCAATCATTTAATCAATCCTTTTTTTATTAATATCTTCAAATAATTTAGCTAATCGCTTTAGTTCCTCAGCATTAAATGGGGATCTAGCAAAACCTGCAATTAACATCTGTTGTTGCAAAGACAAACCACTAATATTGACATTTTCATTTGACACATCAGCTAATTCTTGCAAATTATTTATTTCGTGATTTTTGGATTTGAAAAAGTTAGATATTTTTTCAACCCAATTTTTAGGGATCTTTTTTAATCCTGTTTCTAGGCCACTAAGGTAAGCAGGTGTTGTTTCAAGCTCTTTAGACATAGTCAATAGCGTATAGCCAATGTCTATTCTTGCTTTTCTTACTACTTTGCCAAATTCTGTCAGTGCCATAATTTTGTTTCTCCTGTTATAGTATTTGATATACAAATACCGCCCTAATTTATCATGAAAAAAAGGCCAATTCAACCATTTTGGTAAATTAAAACTTATTTTTAGTTGAAAGAAATTAAAGGTTCTAATTTTAAAATTGTATATTTCTATAAAATATAAATAAATTATTAGGTTGTTTGATTTTTAGATTTAAATGATCTGTTCATAAGGAATTTTACTCTTCCCCACATTCCTTCTGTTTTTCAACATCTTTTAATTGCTCCAACCGCCTATTCGCACTTTTCAACGCTTCACCTTTTTCAATAACATTACCAACGCCAAAGTCACCTAAAAACGATAAAACAGAACGTCCATCAAATTGGCTTTCTTTTTCTACATGTTCTTTAAAGCCTTCTATTTTCGCTTGTTCTAACGCAATTTCACGGCATGTCATCGTGTCTTTTTCATATTGGGTTAATTCTCCCTGACGACCGTAATTTTTAGTCGCACAGCCAGTTAAAACTAAAGCTAAACATAAAATGAGTAAATTTAATTTATTCATACTTAATCCTATTTATTTATAGATTCAATTTTGTAATAGCCAACATTTACGCCTTCAGTAATATCCTTATTTTTATATTGCATGTCTTTATCTGTAAAAAATGCAAATATTCGTTCGTGAAAACCAGTATAGGCGCCAAAGCTATTTTTAGAATTAACGTAGTATAAAATAATATCTGCATTATCTCCGTTTATCTTTACCCTAACTGGTTTTTCGAATTTGTACTTAGCACTATCAAAATCTTTTAAATTAAGTTCTAAGTAATTAATAATTTGGTTTTCATAATCACTATGAGAATCACAGCTAGCCAACCAAAAAACACTAAACAAAATAAAAAATGAACAAAACAATTTATTTATTATTTTCATTTTTCGCCCCTCAATTTTCTTTTTTCAATTTCTAGCTCTAATTCATAAATAATTTGGTTATTTTCAGATAAAATCGGCTGTAAATATTTAGTTTTAATACACAAAACTCGAATTAAAATTGTAATCAAAATTAAAGCAGATATCATAATTAGAAAAAATGTATCTCCAGAAAAAACGCAGTTGTGATTTAGAAAACCGCCAGAAGCCATGAAATACCAGTTCATCGCGGCTATTGAGAAAATGGACAGGGAAATAATCAAAATTGCAACAGACGGTAAGTTAAAAAATTTCTTTCTGATTATTAGTTTATTTTCTTGTTTTATATAATCAATAGCTAGCAATAAGTGCTGTGAAGATAATTCACTAATATCTAATTTTTTGTTTATTAGCTCAATATAAATATTATAGATATTATTTGCCGCAACTTGTCCAACCGTATGATTAAAGTGTTGCTCCATAATCTCACCTTTTCCTTTTCACCCCAATATTATAAATATTTTCTGCAGAAACTTGACCATCTATATTTCCGTTAAAAATTTGTTTAGCGGATGTCTGCTGAGCTGTTCCTGCTGTTAAAGCTCCCAGTGCAGCAGCTTTAATAGCTAATGGTGCATTACGATATAATTCAATTAATTCTTTTTCTTCTCTGGATAAAATTAATCCGGATTGTCGTTCGCCTGTAAGAATGAATTGTACATTAACACCTGCAATAGCTAATGCTGCAAAAATTTCTCCTCCGGGTATTGCTATTCCCCTCTCATATTTCCCCCACATTTCACGAGAAATACCACAAATTAAAGCCATATCCACTTGTGTAAGTTTTAATCTTTTTCTTTCTTCTTTTAATCGGTTCACTGAATGAGAATTAAAGTTCATAAAATAACCTTGACAATGAGAATTAAAGTTCTCATAATATAATACATAAATTACACATATATTCGTAACAAAAGGAGCAAAAAAATGACTGCGAAAGTTCTTACTCCCGAACAAGTAAAGCAACAGTTCCGTCAAAAGGGACTGACATTTACAAAGTGGGCACATGATAACGGCTATCACCCAATTGACGTTTACCGAGTTACCAACGGTTTTACTAAAGCAAGTCGCGGCAAAATGCACGAAATCGCAGTAAAACTTGGCTTAAAACAAGCCTTATAACCCTGATTGTAACAGTTTTTCATATATAGAAAAAGGGTAAAAAACATGCATAGTTCACAAATTTCAACATCTGGCACTCGAATACTTAAGGTACTCAAAGCGCTAAAAGGCTATACATTAACAGGTTTATCCAACGGCGATATCGCAAAGATGATTAATGAATCACCGGTTAATGTTACTAGGGCGTTACAAACTCTTATTGAGGAAGGATTGGTAATTAAGCTAGATAATGGCTTATTTGCTCATAGTGTGCAAATGTTGCAAATAGCCCAAGCGCATGCAATCCATATCACTAAAATGCAAGACCAAATAACAGAAATCAATCAGCGTATTACGGCTGGTTCAAGAGGATAAATAAAATGGCAAGAACAGCAAATCCAACAAAAGAAGCAATTGAATTACCTGCAATTGATGAGCAAGGGATTAATGAAGTAATGAATACTATGACCACAATTCAAAGTGAATATAGTGAGGATCGTGACCTAGTTAACCAGCTTTTAGGTCAGGCTCAAATGGCTGATGCTTTTGAAAAATTTTCCCAAACCGTTTGGGCTTCTAAATTAAATTTTGTTAAAGAAAACAAGCTTTATCGTAATTTATCAGGGAAAAAAACTCCAAACGGTTTGGAGTTAAAAGGAACTTGGGAAGAATTTTGTTCATTGTTAGGAGTATCTGATGAAAAAGCTAATCAAGATATAGCAAACCTAAAATCATTCGGCGAGGAAGCCCTTGAGTCTATGTCTCGTATGGGCATCGGTTACCGTGAATTACGTCAATACCGAAAACTACCCGAAGACCAAAAAACGGCATTAATTGAAGTTGCTAAAGCAGGCGATAAAGAAGCATTAGTTGAGTTAGCAGAAGAATTTATTGCTAAAAATGCCAAGGAAAAAGAGCAGCTCAAAAAAGAAAATAGTAATTTGCAAGCTGACTACAAAGCATTAAGCAAGCGTAATGCGGATGTAGCGAAAGAAAAGGAAGAATTAGCAATAAAACTGGCTCAATTTGAAATGAAAACCGTGCCGTTGGATGAGCGTTTAGTTAATGTCGAAAAAATAGTTGGAGATTCTTTATCGGATGTTAAATCCAAATTAGAAAATTTCCGCCAATTGATTGAAAATTTAGAAAAACTCCAATTTGAGATATTTGAAAATGATCCAAGTTATGATCCTGAACAACCATATTCATTGCCGGATTCTTTTGCTGTAAGTGTTCAAATGATTCATGGAGGCATTGGAACAATAAAAAAACAAGCCATTGCAATTGAAAAAGAATTAGCCAATAAATTTACGACAGAGCTTGGTTTAAATCTTGATGAATTTGAATTCATTATGGCTCAACGCTAATTAAATTAGATGATATTTTAGGTGATTTAAATGGCTATAAAACAAGATATTCGTAACTATGTAAATGAATTAGCAACAAAGCTAGATAAAGCTCCACACGGGAAACGAGGAGAACTTATTAATAATGCTGTGGTTTTTTTAGGAATATCTCGTCAAACGCTTTATCGTTATTTAAAAGAGTTTAGCGGTTGGTCAAGTGAACGAGCAACACGGGAAGGAAAAGGGAAAACCAGTCTTTCTAGAGATTCGTTGATAGTTCTTAGTTCGGCTATCAAAGCATCTATTCGAGAAAATGGTAAGCAAACCATGTTTACGCCAACAATCAGAGGAATCCTTGAACAAAACGGACACAACATTAGCTTAAGTAACGCTCAAATAAATCGAGTGTTACGAAATGAGAAAATGAATGTCAAGGCTCAAAAAATGGCAAATCCTGTACAGTCATTACGCGCATTACATCCAAACCATGTCCATGAAATTGATCCGTCATTATGCTTGATTTATTACATGAAAAATAAACAACATATTATGCGTGACAGTGAATTTTACAAGAATAAATTGGCTAATTTTGACAAAGTCAAATTTAAGGTCTGGCGTTACACATTGTACGACCGTGCATCCGGCATGATTATACCATGGTACGTTGAAGCAGCAGGCGAAAACCAACACTCATTATTCCAATTTTTAATGTTTGCTTGGGGTAAGCAAAATGGACGCTTATTTCATGGTGTACCAAAACTATTGTATTGGGATAAAGGTTCAGCTAATACATCATCAGCAATCAAGAATTTGTTAGACCATTTAGAAGTTAAATATCTGGAACACGAAGCGGGTAATGCAAGAGCGAAAGGTGGTGTTGAAAATGCCAATAATATCATCGAAACACAATTTGAAAGCCGTTTAAAGTTTCAACCTGTTGGTAGTATTGATGAATTAAATCATGCAGCAATGAACTGGGCGGAAGCATACAACGCCAATCGTTTACCGGGGCAAGATACACGTTTGCGTCGTATTGGGTTATCAGAGCCAGTTTCACGCCAGGGGCTTTGGCAATACATTACAGCAGAGCAATTACGCTTATTACCACCCATTGATGTTTGTAAAGCACTGATGGCAAGCCGTGAGCAAGAGCGTCAAGTTCGCCCCGATTTAACCATTAGCTTTAAACATCCGCAAGCGGATAGTTCGCTTATTTATAGTTTAAAAGGCTTAGATGGTATTGCTGTTAAAGATAAAGTTAGTGTGCGGTCATTAGTTTATGGTGATTGTGCTATTCAAATTGAAGTACATCGTTATGACGGTGAAGCACTGATTTATCGTGTTGAACCTGACCGTAATTATGATCAGTTTGGACAACGTTTAGATGCACCGGTGATTGGCGAGGAATATAAATCGAAAGGTGATACTGAAATTGAACAAGCCGCTAAAGCAATGGATCAAGTTGCATATCCAGATATGAGCGAAGATGAAATCAAAAAAGCTAAACAAAAACAAGTTGCGCCGTTCGGTGGCAAGCTTAACACACTGGATTATTTAGATAATATTGAACATCCGGCTTATTTAGCAAGTGCTAAAAAAGGTAATGAAATTGAAACACCTGAGCATTTAAAGCCAGCTACAACAACATTAACGCTAACAGCCGCTTTAATGCGTATTACTAGCTCAATCGGCCGCAGATTAACAATAGATGAAAATAAATGGTTATCAGCAAGTTATAAAAACGGCGTTCCGGAAGACGCGCTAGAGTCATTAATTCATTCGTTTATCGCCCCAATTGCAGTTTGTGACGGTACAACAGGACTAAGGATTGTTAAATAATGCTGAAATTAAAAAGTGTGATGGCACAGTTCAATATTAAACAAGCGCAGTTGGCTCGAATGATTGAGTATAAAGGTAACTCAATCAGTCAAGCCGTTATTAATCAGCTTGTTAATCACAACATTTGGCCACGTTCAATAGTTCGTAATGAACTAGAACAAAAAATTGAAAAAGCGTTAATTAAACTAGGTTTAAATAACGATTATTTACTGAATATTTTTGAAGAAGAAACTGGCACAGCCGGAATCTTGGCGGACGACGCTGTGCCAGTTGACTCAAATGAAAACTTAACAAAGGAGTCAGCCTATATGTTACTACGAAAACAAACTATAAATCGAGATGCACGGGCACATTTTCGCATTCCTCGTGATCCGTTCACTGACGAAATGACACAGGATGCCGATGTTTATCTATCTGATGATATTCGTTATGTACGTGCTGCAATGCGCCAAACAGCAAAACACGGCGGAATGTTAGCAGTAATTGGTGAATCAGGTAGCGGTAAATCAACACTACGGCACGATTTAATTGATTGGATCAATATTAATCATGAACCAATAACGGTTGTTGAGCCGTATGTGCTTGGTTTAGAAGACAATGAAGTAAAAGGTAAATCACTAAAAAGCATGGATATTAGTGGCGCAATCATCAATGCGATTGATCCACAAGTCAAGCCAAAACGCAGTGCTGAAGCACGGGCAAGGCAAATGCATACTTTACTTAAAAATAGTGCATTATCTGGTCGTAAACATTTGTTAATTATTGAAGAAGCACATGGATTACCAATCCCGACATTAAAGCACTTAAAGCGATTTTATGAGTTACAAGAAGGCTTTAAAAAACTACTATCAATTATTTTAATTGGTCAAACAGAGTTACAAACAAAACTATCAGAGTATAACCCCGAAGTTCGTGAAGTTGTGCAACGTTGCGAGGTGGTAAACCTAAAACCATTAGATTTTAAAGTTGAAGAATATATCAAACATAAGTTTTCACGTGTTGATATGGACTATACAACGTTATTTGATTCATCGGCATTTACTGAAATTATCAATCGATTACGTGTTGCAACAACTCGCCGTGGTGAAAAGCAAGTGCGGTCATTATGTTACCCGCTAGCGGTTAACAATTTGGTATCAAATGCATTAAACCTAGCAGCACGCATTGGTGCACCCAAAGTTACTGGTGAAGTAATTGCTGAATGTATTAAAGAACGGGGAGATCTATGATGAAAACTAATCAGTTAATTAATAATGGGATAAATGCGGTTAATCAAGCTGTAAATATATTATCTAACGAAGATCTAACGGCCATTGGTTTTTATCATGATTCACTGTCAAAACCGACAATTGAAATTGAGCATCATCCCAAGTGCAATAAGTATATAGAAGCTGGTCGAGCAACATATTACCGTTACGAAGGTTATTATCGATTTGGGCAATTTGAATTAAATGGTTGCCGAATTGTGTGGAAAGAGCGCGATATTAGTCGTTTGCATTAATTAGGAGCGATAAAAATGATAAAAGCCAAAAAACGTATTAAAGCTACCGCGTCAATCTATGTTGTGCAATCTAAAAAACAAGCATCAGAAGCTATTAAATATCTGGGTGATATTCAACGTGAATTGATTCGTTTAGAAGCTGAAATGAACGATAAAATCGCTGAAATTACCGCAAGTTATTCATCAAATATTGAAGTATTAAAAAAGAAGTCAGCGGAAATACAACAAGGTATCCAAATTTGGTGCGAAGCAAACCGTGACGAGCTGACAAATAACGGTAAAGTTAAGACTGCAAATCTAGTTACTGGAGAGGTTCAGTGGCGTAATCGACCGCCATCGTGTGTTATTCGTGGTGTAGAAACTGTTATAGAAACCCTGAAAAAACTAAACCTAGAACGATTTATTCGTACAAAAGAAGAAGTTAATAAAGAAGCTATTTTAAATGAAGCAAACGTTGTCGCTCATGTACCAGGTATTACCATTAAAAAAGATGTAGAGGATTTTGCAATAGTCCCATTTGAACAGGAGGTTATCTAATCATGCAAACACAAGATTTTTATATTTTGCATCAATTTGTATTAAGCCAGATAGCTAATTTTATAGCTCATTGTAAAGAGTATGGTTTATCTGAATGTGAAGCTGATCGCATCATCGATGAGTTGGAGGAATTAGCAAATGGGTAAAGTGACATTAATAATTGAATTTGAAAATGGTAAAGAACCGTCTTTTCATGCAAATCAAAATATTTTAGGAGGTCAATTATCTTTTGTCGCATTTTCTGACTTAAATGAATCAATTAGAAATGATATTGAAAGAATCATAAAAAAAAATTTAGGTAAACTACCATCAATAAATGATGATGCTAAAGATATTTTGGTTGATATAGCTAATGAATTTGATTTATTAGAAAAATTTAATTTGATAATGAAAACTAAATTTTCTAATCCTAAACGCTATATGCCTGATTATCATGTTTCAATCAGTCATGAACATTCGTTTATGCGTGAAGTTCAGGGGCAGGGTTATGTCGATGGACAGATATATGATGAACTCTATGCCGAATATGTTAAGTTAAAATCAGGTTCTATCTAGATGAAATCTAAATACATCAAGCTTATTCATATAGCTAAAACACAACTTAATTTAGATGACGATATCTATCGTCATCTATTACTGACTATAACTAAAAAAACTAGCACTAAGGATATGACAGTTTGGGAACTAGAAAAAGTTATAACTAATTTGAAATTAAAAGGTTTTAAAGTTAAATCATCAAAAAAAACGGGGAAGATAACAGCTACAGAACCAGTTCATAAAAAAATACGCTCATTATGGCTAGAACTAGCTGATGCAAGTGAAATCAAAAATCGTTCTGAAAAAGCTATCAATTCTTATGTAAAACGTATTACTGGTGTTGAAGTGATGGATTGGCTGACTCAAAAACAAGCAATGGTTGTAATTGAAAGCCTAAAAAGTTGGCAAGCACGCATATAAAGGAAGAAGTATGAAATTAACACGTTGCCCTATTTGCCATAACGAAATTAATTTAGACGCATTGGTTGAGGATGATTCTGGTAGAGAATTACTGATATTAGTAAGTAATTTAAGCTATGGCTGTGCTAAACCAATGATTGCCTATATTGGTTTATTTCGTACTCAAAAATCAAATTTAAGCAATTCTAGAGCAGTAAACCTAATCAATGAAGTTTTAAAATTATATCAACCTAGCAGGCATCTGGCACATGCGCTAAGAGAAACCGTCAATAATATTCACGCTAAGCGTGCACTAGGTGAATATAAGCCGTTTAAAAATCATAATTATCTAAAGTCAGTTTATGATTCTACTAAGCATTTATTTGCGTACGTTGAACATAAAGAAGAAGATAAACCTGTTCGTAGCAGTAATGAAGAGTATTTTGAACAGATGTATAGAGCCGGTATTGATTTTAATAAATTAGAAAAAAATATACCTGGTGCACTAGATTGGTATAAGAAGAAAACAGGAGCGTAAATTATGACAAAGTCTGCAATGTCTATCAAACGTCACGAATTACTAACACATGTATCATTATCTGCGGCTAACGACGCAATGGATTATGGTTTACCTGAAGATATTGCAGCACAGTTAGGTGATAACATTGCAAATACAATTTCAGAACTATTTGGTGGTCAAAATTTCACATTTCCAAGAGATTATTTTTTTAAGTTAAACAAACGCGATCTACAAATTTATGATGCATTTAAAGGTAATAATTATGCAGAACTCAGCCAAAAATATAATATGACAGAACGAGGTATTAGAAAAGTAATCGACCGAGTTCATAAACGAATGATAAAAGAAAAACAACCAGCCTTATTTGATTTCAATGATGCCTAA